CGCTCCGCGTGATTTGAGCGGCACCGACTTCCTGCGTTACGGTTACGGCCCTGAGAAATCGTTCTTCCAGAACGTGCCCACTAGCGCAGGCGAGCGCGACAGGCTGGCCAACGAGTTCCGTCCATCATCGCTGCCACTGTCGGCTATGTACGACCCAGAAGCCCTGCGCCAAGACGCACTTCGTCAACTCGCTATCGGCGCACCGATTGAAGACGTACTCGACGCACTGTTATTGAACGCCACGCCGCAAGAAATCGAGTTCTACACCAAAACCCCAAAAGGGCAACAAGCGCTTGTGCAGCTTCTTGGGGGTTCACCGAATTCTGGCACCTCTAATCCGTCGATGTACGTTCCCGACGACAGGCGCTTCGCCGAAGGTGGCGCATTCGCCGCAAAGCGCGGTGGCTCGTCACGTCGCACTGAATTTGCAGTCAACGGCGCGGGCACTGGCCGTAGCGATGACATCCCTGCGGTGCTGTCCGACGGCGAATATGTGATCGACGCCGAGACTGTCGCCCTGTTGGGTGACGGGTCGAACAAGGCTGGCGCAAAGAAGTTAGACGACCTGCGGGTCAAAGTTCGTAAACACAAGGGTCAGAAGTTGGCAAAGGGCCGCTTTAGTGCTAAGGCCAAGAACCCCGAAGCATACCTGTCTGGAGGACGAGTTTAATGGCTGTCAGTTCATTTTTAGCTGAAGGGATGGAAATCCCGCAAGGCTCAGCCCTCTCAGACACGACCAAGCAGACGGTGCTACCTGATTGGTACACCAACTACGCGATGGACATCCTTGCGAACCAGCGGGCGGTGTCCACGAACCCGTATGCGACCTACCAAGGACCGCGTATTGCGGACTTCACACCAACGCAACAAAAAGCGTTCGGTCAGACCGAGACTGCGGCTGGCGCGTACCAGCCTCTCCTCGGAGAAGCCACGACTGCCGCGCAGGCCGCCGCAGCCGCTCCGGGCGCGTTGAACGTAGCGCAGCCTTACTTGACGCAGGCGGGCCAGACATCCGTGTCGAACATCGGGTCGTACATGAACCCGTACAATGAGGCCGTCACCAACCGCATTGCCGAGTTGGGCACCCGCAACCTTACTGAAAACATCTTGCCTGAAGTTGAAGGCCGCTACATCAAGGCCGGTCAGCTTGGCTTCGGCGGACGTGGTGGCTTGGGCGGCACGCCGTCGGGCATGATGACCGACACGTCACGCGCCGTCCGCGACGTCAGCGCCGATATTCTCGCACAACAGACCGCAGCGCTGCAATCTGGATACAATCAGGCCGCAGGGCTTGCAGGCACCGACTTGTCGCGCTTCGGCACTCTTGCAAATACGGCTGGCGGCTTGGCGCAGACACAGCAGCAACAGCAGCTCGCCGCCTCTGGCGCTCTGTCGAACCTCGGCGCACGGGCGCAAGACCTTGGTCTCACTGGCGCGAATGCGATTGCTGGCGTTGGCACGCTGCAACAGCAGCAGGGCCAGAAGAACCTCGACGTGGCCTACGGCGACTTCCTGCGTCAGCAGGGCTACCCGCAAGAGCAGATCAACAACATGGTAAACGCATTCAAGGGCGTTGCCTCTGGTGTGCCGAGTGCAACGATGGATTATGGTATTTCACCGTCTAGCGTAAAGCAGGAATACCCTGCGACTACGGCCTCGCAAATCGGCGGTGCTCTTACCGGCGCGGCAGGCATAATAGCCGACTTGAAGAAGGCGGGAGTTATCTAATGGCTTTGGAAACAGACACAACGGACGAAAATCTGCAAGGCGGCCTCACCCTCGGTAGCGCGGCTCCTGAAGAAGAGGAAGATGCTGGCGCGCTGCCGTATGCCGCCGTCCGCACGGCCATGACTGCGCGTAAGGAAGCCGCAAAGGCGCGTCAAAAGTATTACGACGACCTGACCGCAAAACTTGCGGCTAGGCAGGCTGGCCCCTCGTTCAGCGAGCGCATGTACGAACTGTCGTCGGCGTTTTTTGCGCCGACATCGACGCGCGGCTTCAGCGGTGTTGCGGGTAACGTCCTGCCTGTCTTAGCGTCGCAACAGAAGGCCCAGCGCGAGGGCGAAATTAAGCGCGAGGATGCACTCAGTGCGTTGGCCGCCGCCCAGTTGGCCCAGAGCGAAGGGCTTGCCGAGCAAGCCGTGGACACTGAAGTTGAACTTGCCAAACTTGCCAACAAACGCAGGCCGATTGGGTTTAACCCCGTCACTGGTGTAAAAGAATATATGGACGAGATCACACCAGCCCCTGTTGGTGCGGCGGGTGCGCCGGAGTTAAAATCTCCCGGCACTATGGAAACCCGTGGTGACGTCGAAGGATACTACAACGAGAAGCGTATTTGGACGCCGCTTCCACAACGCCAGACACAAGAAACTTTCCGCGCTGCTACGCCTGAAGAGGCGGCGGCACAAGGCGCGGCGACAGGTCAAATCTCGAACCTGACAGGCTTGTTCAAACCGGGCGTTGCGCCGAAACCTCGCACCTTGACAAGCGGCGAGCAAAGAATACTGATACAGTCCGAGGATGTCTTTAACAGCGCAACCGATACACTGACAAAACTTCGGCGCGCTATGGAACTCAATCCAAAGGCGCTTGAGGGAAGCCTGACCGGCTGGCGCAAACAGGTAGGCTCGCTATTCTCCAGCGACGATCCAGTGTATGTGGCGACTGAAGAGTTGGACAACACGCTACAGTCTATGGCACTCTCCATGCTAAAGTCTACCTTCCCCGGCGCGATATCCGACGGTGAACGTAAAGCCTTATCGGCCCTAGTTACGAGCAGTAGCCTCCCTCGTGCAGCGCGTGATCGCGTATACCGGAACGCCTTTGAAGCGGCGCAAACGGTTGCGGCTAGAGCCAAAGAGCGCGCAGAGAGAACTAAATCGGGGTACTACACCGAACGGACATCGCCAGCTAAACCAGAGGCAGGTAAAGCACGCGTCATTAATTGGAACAAATAACATGCCAAGAAATGTAACCGTTACCCTTAGCAGTGGTGAGGCGCTCCAGTTTGCCAACGTGCCTGATGACGTCACGCCGGACCAAATACAAGCGCGTGCTGAAAGCGAAAGCGGCGGCGCTACCGTTGTGTCTATCGACGGCGGGCAACGCCCAACTTCGCCCGCTGGTGATGCACCTGCCGACGGCGTGCCCACAACCACTGACGCCGTACCGATGGATGGGGTCGCTCCGACAGAGCCACAAGAGGACATCGCGGGTTACGAGGCTGGTCTGCGTGATTTGTACCAACAGTACAGCGAGAAGAAACGACCGTTTGCGGGCGCGGACATAGAGGATTTGGCGAGCAAATACAACTTGCGTGGGCGTATATCCAATATACCCGAAATCGAAGAGTTTTTTAAACAGTACGGCACGCTAAACCCATCGCTGGTCTCCGTCGCGCCAGACGCGCCACTGCCCGACCCCGTCAAGCAAGACGAGATCATAGGCACGGTGCCGCAAGGCAGTGAGAACACGCAACGCACCCGCGCGTTCGCCAAGGGTTTGGCGTTTGACTTTAACGACGAAATTGAAGCAGCCGCACGCATGTTCATGGCGGGCGAGATGTCTTCCGACGAGTACTACCGGCTCAAAGAGCAGATCAACAACGACTACAACGCGTGGGCCAAGGCTAACCCAGAAGAGGCTCTGCCGTTGGAATTGGCTGGCGGTGTTGCCGGATCGTTCATCCCCGGCATTGGTGTTGTGGGTAAGGGGTTCCAAGTAGGCTCTAGGTTATCTGGTGTCGGCGCGCGTGCAGCGGCCTCTGGTTTGGTGTCCGGCGCGGTGTCAGGTCTCGGTCAGGCGAAGACGCTTGGCGACATACCGCAGTCCGTCCTTGAGAACGCGGCTATGGGCGCAGCCTTTGGCGGTGTTCTTGGTAAAGGCGCGGAATACACAGGTCGAGGCGCATCCATCGCCAAACAAAAGTTTCTTGAGAAATACGGACCGGGCATTGAGGTTTATGACGACATATCTGGTCAATTCATCCGCGTGCCTGAAATACCGTTGACAAGGGCAGACCGTAGGGCGGCAGAGATACTTACCGACGCGAGTGGCGAGGGCGGCATAGAACGGTCAATCATCGACACTGATTTGGCAAACCAACAACGTGTACCGTTGACCTTGGGCACAGCTAACCGTGAACTAACTGCGCTTACCGAAAGGGTGGCTGCGAGACCAAGTTCGGGGCAAGAGCAACTGGTACAAGATTTGGTAGAGACACGCATTGCAACGCCAGACCGCATGAGTGCGACGTTCAAGGAAGCGCTGCCCGGCGCAGGGGATTTCTTTGACGAGCAACAGGCTATCACTGATCGCCTGCGCGCCATTGGCAACGACGAATATCAGCAAGCGTTTAAGTTTGGTGATGTGCGTGATCCAAAGATTGACGAGGTTATCTTTAACCCCGAACTCGCCAACATATGGAAAGAGGCGCAACGACAAGCTCGGTTGGACAAGCGCGAGCTAAAAGTAGCCCTTGAGCCAGTTTTTGATGAGGGCGGAGCGCTGATCGGCTCCCGCCCAACGGGGGATGTAATTCCTGACGTTGAGACACTTCACTCTTTCAAGCGCCAACTTGACACAGCCATCACCGCCGCGTTCCGAAGGGGCGCTGGTGACGAGGGCACATCGTTGAAAAAACTGCGTGATCAAATGGTGGATCGCCTAGATGAAGTGGTGCCCGACTACAAAATAGCTAGAGGAAAGTACCGTGGCGACTTAGAAGTGCGCAAGGCTATGGACGATGGTTTGAAAATACTGTCGAGCACGGTGCAGGCCAAGCAACTTCGAAAATCCTTTACGGCTATGTCTGACGCCGAAAAAGAAGCCTTCAAGACTGGGGCATTGGAAGCTGTAACTCGCAACATAGACGGGTCAAAGGGCGGAAACCTTGCCAATCGTTTGGCTGGCGCAAAGGCAAACATTGAGAAATTTGAGGCCCTTATGGGGCCAGAAGAGGCGAAGTTTTTTAAGCGCATCATTGCGCAAGAAAAACAACTGTACGAGCGCACCAGCAAAATCACTGGCGGGTCGCGTACGACACCCCTCGCGCAGGGCTTGGATGCACTTGACGACATGATCCAAAAAGGAAATTTAGGCGAGGTCGTAAACTTATTATTGGCGGGCCCGACAGGCGTACTTCCGGCTTTTGGTCGATTTGTCGCAAAGATGAACCCACGCAAGGAGTTTGGTGAACAGGTGTACTCGAAGTTGAGCCGCGCCCTTTCCGCTCGGAAGCCAGAAGAGCTGGGCGAAGTCCTCGACATGCTGCGCCGCTCCCAGAGCTACACCGACTACATGACATCGGTCAAGAATGCCGCCGCCGGTAGGGTTGCCGCAGTTTCTGGCGCTACACTGCCTTCAATGTTTGATGACCGTAGTTTTATTCCGCCGCCACCCGCTGGGTTGGAGCAAGACCCTGAGACCCTGCTTGCGAACGAGTTGGCTTCAGGCGGCCTCGGTACCGCCATAGGCGACGGGGCTGCTGCGGATGAGGCGGCGATGCAAGAAGGTCTGGCCGCCGAAGAGCAAGTGCCAGAGACGGGTACGGTTACGATAAATGGCCGCGACGCCCAAATGGGCGAAGATGGCCGTTTCTATTACACGGACGACAATACACCCGCCGACGGCATCTCAATGGGCATGCGCCGTGGCGGCCACGTGCAGGCGTTCCGCAACGGCGGCAGGGCAACCATCGCCGATATGGCACGACACTACGGCATGCGCCGCTAAGAGGAGTTTACGTTAATGGCTGCTGGCGACACGTTTGGGCTTGAAGTATTTGACGACGAGTTGGGTCGGTACGTGGTCGTGCCTGACCCGTCGGCAAAACCTCTTGCCGTGCGCAAGCAAAGCCCGAAGGCAACTCAGAAGCGTCGCTTTGAGGCGAAGCAGGCCGAGAGACGCCGCGCCAATGAAGCGGCGATGGCGAACGTAGACAAACTCGGCAGCGGGATTGCGTCGATACCGAGCCGCGTGGTGAACTACATCAAGTCGTCGTCGCCCTCAAGCGTGGCGCGTGACGTCAAGGGCATCGCTAAATCCACGATCGACGCGGCGGTGGAAAACCCGAACGCGTTTATTGAAGACGCCATCGCATCTATACCCGCAGGCATTCGTGATTTCGGCGACGTCCGCGAGACCGCACGCAAGCTCCGTGCGCAGGGCCGCAAGGACGAGGCAGAGGCGATGGAGGCGATGGCCGGAACTGCTATTCTGTCCGCGCTGCCTATTATTGGGCGGCCCGCAGGGGTTGCTGTCCGCAATGCGATTAAGGCCGCAGAGAAGACAGCCATTAAAGGCGCGAAGAAGGCAGCGACGAAGGCCTCGGAACTGAAGGTTACACCAGAGGCCAAACCATCAAGGGCGATACAGCGCTTCAGTGCTGCCCGCTCTGGTCCTAGCGCCAACCAAAAGCCACTTGCTCAAACGCGGACCCCGTTGCCTGAAACAGCGCCTTCTTTACCCGCATCCGTGTCTGGCTCTTTTAATGCTGAGGAAAATGTACCTCTTACGTTTAAGGGTTTGCAGCCTTGGGAACTGACTAGCAGCCAGATGGCTGATCTCGGCGATACATTGGGCGTCGAGAACCTTGGCCCGTTGAACGAACCTGTCTCCTTCCCTTACGAAATGGGAGGCGGCGAGCGTTTTGAAATACCCGGTGGGCTTGAAGGCAAGTTCACATACGAAGATATGGCGAAGATGAAGGCTTCGGGGATTGATCCATCAAAGATCGACCCCGAACTGCACCGTGGCATCCAAAGGAAACTGATGCTGTCGATGGACGAGCCGCAAGGTCTCTCCGACGCCAAGGTGCTTTCAGGTCTGACCTTTGGATATACATCTCCCAACAACCCGCTCACACCAAATCAACTTGCCACATCCCGTCTTCGCATGAACTCGATGGAAGATCTGGATCGCGTCATAAACAGCAGGCCGTGGGAACTTACGGACGCAGTCACGAAAGAACAGAGAGAAGCCTTTAGCGACACGCTTGCTAATCGGATGGGATTGGGTGCCGCTTCGAAGGGTGGTATCGGCGCACGGGGCAGCGTTGACTATTCTGGTTACACGGATTTCCTCGATCTGTTTCGGCGTGATCCAGCTTTCTTCCACCGGAAAGAGGGGGAGGACTGGACCGGCCTTGTTGAACGTATGGCAACGCAGGTTCCGGGCCTATCAAACAAAACAGGGTCGTTTGGCGTTGCGTGGCAGCCCGATGCAGGTGTTTCTGCGATTGATCGTCACATGGCCAACAGGTACATGGACACAATTCTTGCTGATCCCGTTAAACGCGAGGCTTTCCAAAAACGAGCGCTTAACCTTGCGGCTATGCGGGCGGCAAAAGAGGGAAAAGAAGCTCCTACTTCTTTCGAAGACCTGAACAAGGGTTTGATACAAGAGTTACTCTTGTCGGAAGTCGGTAACTCCCCTTCACCAAAGTTTCGCGTCAAATCCGGTGATGTAAACCCAGCGGTTCCTGAATACCTTGCGGACGTTGATTGGATTTCTGAACCGCAAAAAGCTGAATTGATGGGGCAGACATACAAAGATGTGGTCGGAGCCAATGAGGCTGCTATGGCGGGATCAGGCTTGCATCTATTTGGCAACCAGTGGAATATCTGGGACCGTATCAGACAACGCCTCGAACCACACGAAAACATGTTCCCCGGCCTTGAGAAGATCCCAAGGCTTAGCGTTGAACAGATGCGTGCTGTGGATGCGGCCCACGGGCTGACCGGACACAAAAACTACAGCAAAGACAGTGAGTTTAGGCTGCAACCGACGAAGGCGGGGGACTATAAGAGGTTTCGTTATTTTTCGGAAGGTGGCCTTGCTGTAAAGAAGCATAACGAGGACTTTGCTGTCCGTGCATAAACGCGGTCGATAGGCAAGAAGAGAACCAGAGGCTGACTTCATGGGGGTCAGCCTCTTTTTTTATCCCCATAAAAGCTTTTGCCCACGCATCTGCGTCAACGCACATGTCCTGTTCCAGTTTCCGTCGTGCATCGTGCGTCATCGTCCATCCCCCTTCGCTTCGGCCAGCAACGCGGCATAGGCTATGTTATCCTCCGCACTGTCGGCGTGGTATTCGCTGCGCGTGAACAGACGCACCAGCTTGACCTGCTGCATGAACATCCAGCCCTCGCTCTCGGTCAGGTCGCGGCCTGTGATGGCGTTGAAGGCCGTCACGATCTTGCTCATTGACCGCTCGCCGTCCAGATCGTCATAGGTTGCCGATCGCTCGTGCATGTGCGCCGCAGCGCGCCCAAGCAACTCGGCGGCCTTTGGCTCTGGCATCTTTGCCGCCTCATTGATCTCTTCGTTGATTTCTTTGATAATGTTCATTTCTTTTTCCTTTTTAACGCTTCCAGTAGAACCTCCTGCACGCTCTTCTTAGACGTGAGGCGGTACATAACGAGGCTGTCGACCGTGTCGCGGGCGAGGATCGGGTAGATGAAGACAGGGCGATCGTAGCCTGCCTGTTTCTGACGCATAGGGCCGATGCGCTCGATGATCTGCATGTGCTCTTCTAAGTTCCAGTTAACGCCGAAGAAGGCGAGAATGTTCCCGCCGTCGGCAAGGTTCAATCCGTGCCCCGCAGACGCAGGGTGAGCGAATAGTAACCCAATTTCCCCTCGGTTCCACTGCCGGACCGTGTCAGGGTTAGTGTCCAAGACACGGCCTTTAGGGTAACGCTTCTGTAGCCGGGCCAAGTCGTGCTTGAAATTGTAGGCCACCAGCACGGGCGCGCCGTTAGCTTCCTCAATGATACTATCCAGCGCGTCCAGCTTGGCATCGTGAACCGCCTCCCAGTTTCCTTCGTCATCAATATACAGCGCACCGTTGGCGAGCTGCAAGCACTTCTGCGTCCGCACAGCCGCGTTGGCCGCCTCGACGCCTTCGTCGTTCAGGACGGCGTACATCTCGGTCTCCATGTCGTCATAGACCTTGCGCGCCATAGGCGGCAGGTCAACGTAGATCGGGTTGTTGATCGGCTCGTCGACTGGCAGCCCGCGCACGGTCAGGCAGATGTCCCTAAGCCGCTCTTCCACTTCGCTCTGCGTGTGATCGTAAGGCATGAGGCTGTAGCCGTCATACCCCTTGCGGAACCACCGCTGCTCGAAGGCGCTGAACGTGCGGCCCAGCCGCTCGCCCTGATCGAGAAACCAGATCTGGCCCCACAGATCCTTGACGCCGTTCGGCGCTGGCGTCCCTGTCAGGCCGATGAAGCGGCTGACTTGCGTGTGCGCCACTTCGCCCAAGGCGCGGGCGCGAGATCCGCCCTGCCGCAGCCGGAAGGACTTCAGCCGAGTGAACTCATCCGCGATCACGGTCTTGAAGGGCCACGCGTCGCCCAGCTCTTTGCGCAGCCAGACAAGGTTGTCGTAGTTGGTCGTGTAGATGTCGGCCTCCTTGGCCAACGCGCGCTCGCGCTGCTTCGGCGTCCCTGTAATGGCGCTGACGCGTAGGTGCGACAGGTGAGGCCACTTCTCGACCTCGTCAGGCCACGTCGTCTTCGCGACGCGCAGCGGGGCAAGCACAAGGACTGGGTAGACCTCCTCGACCACGGACAAGGCCTCCAGAGCCGTCAGGGTGGTTACGGTCTTCCCGCCGCCCATTGGCATCCACAGGGCTGCCCTGCGCTCCTTGTATAGGTGCGCGAGGGCCTCTTCCTGATAGTCGTGGGGCGTGAAAGTCTTAGCCATCAGCGGATCTCCGACACCACAAAGTCGATGCCCTCGATCGTCGACACAGTATAGACCGGGATGCCAGCGTCCTTCATGCGCGCGATCTCGCGCTCCTGAAGCTTGCTGTAGCGGTCGCCCGGAGCCTTAATCTCGATGAAGGCGATGTGTGGCCACTGCCACCACACAAAGCAGTCAGGGCAGCCGTTACGGCCCTCCCAGCGCACCTTGCGGTACTGACCCCCACTCTTCTGCACAACGTGCTTGAGGTGGTCCTGTAGGCGTCCTGCGGGCGTCATTCCTCAGTCCAATTCACTCGGCTGCAAGTCGACTGACTTGCCGTCAAGCCAACAGTCGATGATGTAGTGCAGGTACGCGCGATCGGCATCGCACTTAGCCTTGGGCCTTCCGTCCTTGACCAGCACAGTCGCCATGTCGGCGTTGGCGGCCTCGAAACACCGCTCCTTGGTCAGGATCAGCTTGCGGGGCGTGTCGGCGTTGAAACTGAACGATGCGCCACCGTCCGGCTCCATAAACCCGTACAGAAATGTGATGTTGTATTCGTTGTATTCGACCGCCATAATCTCAGTCCTTTCTATATCTCAGAGTTTCGAACCCAGCCGCCGACAAGGGCAGTCCCCCAGACCAGCTTGGGTTGGTCGACATGAGCGCGGCCAGCCCGTCACTCGTGTATGTCGGGTTGTCCGGCGTCTCGCACACGAGTTCGTCATGGACGCGGATGCAGACCTCGAAGCCGTCGATCTCGGCGCGGAGCATGCCCGACATGAAGACGTCGCGGGCGATCGCCTGCACCGCGTTCTCCGTCAGCTTGCCGCCGTAGGTGTCGAGGCGCTCCCACTTGCGGGTGTACTGGTTCATACCCTCGTGCGTTACGCTGCCGCCGTCCGACACCTCTGGGGACGGATAGCACAAATAGCGACCGCTCGGCAGCCGCATGCGCAGCCACGCGATGCCCTGCGTGTCCGCCTTGACGTCGAACGCAATCAGGCCGCGCACGCCGAAGCTCTCACCCAGATTGTTGATTGCCTCACGCGCGGCGGCCTCCATGTCGTACCACAGGCTCTTGGTGCGCGGGTGCGCCTTACGCCACGCCGTGACAATCTTTTGAATGGCCTCGTCGGTCATCGCGTCGAAGACCGCGCCACCCATCTTCCGGTACGCGCCAACGCCGCCCTGATAGCCCCCAGCGAGCTCAGGCACCTTGCCTTGGAGCTGCCGCTCGGTCTTCGTGATGTCGCCCGGATCTTTGCCGAGGATGCGTCCAGCGGTCACCTTGTACAGGTCGTGCCCCTCGCCGCGATCATACACCTTGAAGGCAGCGATCTTCCACTCCTCGTTCGCCAGCCACGCCAGCACGCGGCCCTCTATGTTCGACAGATCGGCGATGACGAGCTTCTTGCCCACAGGCGCGACCAGCGCGCCGCGCACGCCGAAGGCGCAACGCTCGCTGACATTGTCCCAGATGATGTCTTCGCAGTCCGCCTTGAACGCAGCGACGGTCGTCTCCTGAACGACGTCGTCGAACCAGTCAGGCGATCGGGGCAAGTTTTGGGGCTGAAACAGCCGACCCGCATCGCGCCCTGTGCGCGCCGCGCCGCAGAACTGGATCAGGCCGCGCAGGCGACCGTCGCGTGACGCGCCGTTGAGCAGCACAGTGTATTTGGCCGGTGACGTCGCGGCGGCCTGCTGCCGGATCTCTAGCAGCTCACGCACCTTCGGGTCGAGCTTCCCACCGAGCAGGTTGCCAAGCGTGGTGCGCGTTAGGTCTTCGGGCACGAAGTCCAGAGTGTCATCGAAGTAGTCGAGCAGCCGTTGCCGCTGCGTGGCCGAGGTGACGCTGCCGCCGGTCAGATGGGCAGCACGAGAGGCCAGAGTTCTTGAAGCTCGGTCAAAAGCTCGGAGAGCGGATCGTGCGAAATCGAGGTCGACGGCGATGCCACGGTCATTAATTCTTTGGTC